AGTTCTAATAATCTATTGTTCATTAACTCCTCCCCAGTCTTAGGAAAGGTCCAATCTTATCTGTACCTGAGAAAAAATCTAGTGAGTCGGAAGATTCGTGAAAATGTTCTGTCGGAAGTTCTAGGTCAACCCAGTGACAATAACTGCTATATCCTGATGAATCTTCATTGAGAACATCAACAACAGTTTCGGGCGGTAGGGTTTGTAGATAGGTAATAAATTCTGCTACAGTAGTCATTCAAATATCTCCACTGAAATTATATCAATACAATCGCCATATTTCCAACGAGCCATATTACATGCTATCTCAGGAGAACTAGCAACAAAAAAATCATATCTATTTTCGTGTTTTTTCCAAAGAATATTCCAGTGATCAAAATTAACTTCATATTCATTCTTAGTCATAATATATAATTCCTCAATAATTTAATTTATGAGTCTATTATATACTATTATTTGGAAAAGTAAACGTTTTATTTTAGTTTTTCCAAATCTTTTTTCAATCTTTCATGGAATTTTAATTTATATAAATACATTATATAAAAAATGCCAATCACGATGCGTCAACATCTATTGGCTCTAATCATTCTACAATTAATTACAGGAATCAATATGACCAGCACAACTATATATACACCTTTCACATATTGTATTACCTTTCTTCCTACTAGACAAAGATACTACGGTTCACGATATGCAAATAACAAAAAAGTAGTTGCTCATCCTGACCAACTATGGACTACTTACTTCACTTCTTCTAAAACAATATCCGACCTTATAAAAGAACACGGTGTAGATTCGTTTACCTTTGAGATAAGAAAAACATTCAAAACTAGAGCAGAAACAGTATCTTGGGAATCAAAATTTCTAACCAAAATAGGTGCTGCTCAGTCATCAGAATGGTTAAATATCCATAATGGAGGAACTACATTTTATGCAGATGATGAAACATATCATAAAATTAAATCTATAAAGAAAAGAAATGGAACCGAACCAAATAGTCTTATTGTTATTCAAAAACAATTAGATACCAAAATAAAAAATGGAACTATGAATAATTCCTCCCCTGAGTCTATACAAAAAAGCAAGGATACTAAAATAAGAAATGGAACTACAAACTCTATTACACCTGAATCTATTCAAAAATCAAAAGAAACTAGAATAAGAAATGGAACTGAGGCGAGTAATCCATTAGTTAAAAATAAACAAAGAGAAACCAAAATAAAAAATGGAACTGTAAACTCAAATACTCCAGATTCTATTAAGAAATGCAAAGAAACTAAATTAAAAAACGGAACACTCAATCCTTCAGTATATCAATCTGTTAAAGATAAGAAATTATTAACATGTATGATTAAGCATGGGGTTGATAATCCATCTAAAGTCATGTTTTTATCTATAATAGATACCAAAAAAACTTATGCTAAAAATTTAATATCTAGGTATTATCCTGATTTGAAACAGTATTATTAAGAGCATTTAGTTTTCTTGTAAGTCTTTCGTGAAAACTTTTTTCTCCCGTGTCGCCAGATAATAGCCAATCGATTTCATGTACATAAACCAGTGCTTGTTTCAAATACCATACAGCTAATTTGAATTCTTGCATAGTATCTTCACTGAATCCATTACCTCGTTTTTCGTTGTATTCATTAACTTCTTCTGAATCATTATAATATATTTCATCTTCAATATCCGTCACAATTTGGTTTAGGGTATATTGACTATGATCAAAAAATCCTCCACTCATTCCCCACCTCCAATGCCGTGATGCTTCTCAGCAAATTCAACACCTGCCCAATAACTGTAGGGATGTGTGGCTTCATCATCAGCTTTAAAACCGTTTGATATTTCTATACCAGTTAACGGTTTTAACGGTGCTGAGTATAGCTCTGTAACTTTACAATATTTATAAACTCGTTCCATTGGTTTAACCGTATGAAACTCTTTGATAGGCTCATTATTAAAATGGGTTTCTACCATCCAAGCCACAGGCTCTTGCTCAGGTTGGGCGAGAAGTTCTTCAGCGTCTGCTATTAATAAAAGCCAATCACTATATGTCATTTGAAAACTACATAATTTCTCAATCATCTCTCTTTCTTTACTCATTCCCCACCTCCAATGCCATGTTCTTTTTCTACTCTTCTTATCCATCTAATGACGTATCTGACTTGATGATCGTCCATATTTTCAACAACCCCTTCTTTATCAAGAGCATATATAACATCTTCTGTTAAGGGTTTGGGTGGTGCAAACTCATTGACCCCTTGTCTAAACCCTTTCCCATACCATTCAATCTTTGTTTCTGCTAAAAGAGGCTCAGGCTCTTGCTCAGGTTGGTCTAAGAGTGCTTCTATTTCATCAATTAAGAATTTATGTTTAGTTGATATGTCGGTTACTCTTGTTTCAAGTAACCCCGTTACCGCTCTTTTAAGTAACTCTCTTTCTTTACTCATTCCCCACCTCCAATGCCGTGTACTTTTCGTACCTCGTAACAAAAACTATTTCTCAGCGGTGTTTTTTCACGATGTTCATAAAATTCTTTACTACAGTTAATCCACCGTGACCACCCATAACCACCATAATTAGCTTTTGTTCTATATTGCCAAGTTACCTCTCTTTCTTTACTCATTAATAACCACCTTGATGTCTTGTTGCAATCTTTGTGGGATTTCTATAAACTGACCCGCACCATTCTGATCCATCGTAACATACAGGAAAGTAAACATGCCAAGTAGTCCAAAGAGTAAATGATGATCCTTCTGGCGTACCATAACCATCATCAAACTCAATATCTAATTCTTCTTCAGTTAAAGTGCAAACATAATTGTTAATATCCTTATCTTCATTGTCTATCATCCTTGCCATTATTTCTTTACGCCAAGTTGTATAACTCATAATTTCACCTTTATCAACATAAACAGATTAATATCATCAAGCATCTTATTGGTTTCAGTGATAGATGTATAAGAACCGTGATCCCATTCTAGGTCATACTCATAAATCTGATACCCAGTTGTTTTATCTTTCGAATCGATGGAAATTAATCGGTTGACTTCATCAATAACAAAGTCAAATTCATTGGGATAATAATCCCAATCCCATTTAATCATATACTTGCCAGTGTCATAGTGTTCCTTGACTTTCTTTGCCCACTTAAGGACATTGTTCCAACGTGCTTCGTATATGTTCATAATTACCTTTGGTGCTGAATTAATGGCTGTTGATTCTCTTCTAAGAACCAAGGAAATTCTTTACAACAATCTATGCATATCTTCATATTTAATGTTCTAAGAAGAAGCATACCTTGTTTACATATAGGGCAAAAGTGCATATTATACCACCAATGGTAAAAGTTCAAGAGCAAACCAGAACATTTCTTCGTAGGTATCTTTTTCGTTAATGATAATATCTGTTATTTTGTAAAGTTTATTCATAACATCAACGTCAACTTCTACATCATCAGTTTCAGTTAAAACTTCCATCATATAGTCGAACATATCTTCAACAAATTCTTCTTGGAGTCTATCATTTCGATTAGCCCACATATCGAAGGCTTGGGGATCAACATCAAAAGATGCGTAAGGAAGGGGATTTTGGTATTTTTCAAAGTCTAACATAATATATTTTTCTCACTTGGTTTATTTAATTTATGAGTTATTATAAATCATATAATCATAAATGTCAACATTTATTTTATCAAACATCAATATATTTTACCTCAAAGGTATCAGCAATAAATTCGTATCCAGCATAACCTCTTGGATTACAAACAACTCTTGTTTCACCAACCATATAATCGTGAGCAGTATGCGTATGACCATGTATCCAGACCTTAATCTGAGGTCTATTAGTAATGAACTCTTCAAGATTAGAATGATAACCACCATTCATTAATTTATCTTTTTCATACTGTTTATGCACACTTTTAAAACTTGGAGAATGATGACCAACTACAACATAATCTCCTTCACCAACTACATCCCAAATAAACTTCAACATTCTACGATGTTCAAGAATAGCATCATTTGGAGTAAACTTTGAATCACCATTACGAATAATTCTAAAGTCGTTCATTCTGGTTAACATATATTCTTTAGTAACAGGATCTTCATTGTTCATATCAGACCAAAGAGTTCCACATATAAATGTAGTTCCAGCAATTGTAATTGTTTCTTTCTCTAGTATATGAAGATTTGGTAGATAACCAAGATGTTTTCTTAATGTATGTAATGTTTCATGGAATTCGTTGTGATAATGTTCGTGGTTGCCCATAATATAAATGACCTTTTCGAATTCATCACAACAATTCTTAAAAAAATTATGGATTCTCTGACTTCTAAAGAATCCAACATAATCGTCTTCGTGAAGTGCGTCTAAATCTGTAACAGTGCAGATATCACCAGCAAGAATTAATACCTTTGCATCTTCTGTATTTTTAATATATAAAGATTGAATTTCAAGATGTAAATCACTACAAAAAGCAATTTTCATTATTTGTTCCTCAAACATTCAAATAAGATTTTAAATGCCAACATAATATCTCTATCAGATAACATATCCCAATAAAGACCTTGTAGTTTTTCTTCTGTCATATTATTAACATCATTTAAATTTATCATAATAGTTTCAGAAGTTTTCAGATAGGTCAAACTTAACCAACCTTGTGATACTTCACCAGCCCAAGCAAGATTGCTCATATTTCCACTCATAATTCCACCACTTTAGTTGTAGTAATCGATTCAAGTCTAATATATGCTTCCTTTAAAACCTCACAATCTTCTTTAGATACCCATCTTTTACCACCATTCAATATTGAAGTTGGATTAGAAGTTTCTTCTATTAACATATAATCAACAACACCATCAATTAATCTTTCTTCTGCCCAGTATTCATTTCCTATGTAACCAGCATACCAGTAGGATTCTAAGGTTGAGTTTATGATTTTTATTTTTTGTGCTTTCATTTATTTTCTCAGTTATAAGGATTATATTTTCTTAGATAAGATTCAGGGTAATAAGGTTTATACTGTTTGTTATTATCAGGAACTTTATGGTAAACAGAATGAGTTAAATTTATTTTATCTGGTGGTGGTTTAGCAAAATACATTGGGAATTGAGGATTGAATGGATTACCAAAAGGAAACTTACTTGAAATATTTTCTTGTTCAGGTTCTTTAGTAGGTTCACAACCTGCTTGAGTAATAAAAAAAGACATAACAAATAACACAAATAAAAACTTTTTCATTTCAAACCTCATAATTTATTGATTATAATTTTGTTGATTCATTTCAGGATAATATGGTTTATTTTGTTGATAATAGTCTGGTGTTTGTTCATCAGGTGGCGGAGAATAAACAGGTGGTTTAACATAATTATAATCACCATAAGGATTTGAAGATGAAACGATTGCTTTACCTATAAATCCTCCTGTAACTACTCCACCAATAATATCTCCTGCAAGTGCCCAACCACTATCTGCTTGAGCATTAAAAGAAATAACAGCAAGTAATACAAATAAAACCTTTTTCATTTCAACTCCATAAAATTAACTTATAAGTAATTATACTACATTTATTGTAAAAGTAAAGATTTATTTTTCTATATTATCTGAATTACAATAACTTTGATTATGTGAAAATGCTGAACAAGGACTCTGTGATGATATTTCTATATTAAGATATAAAAATAAGATTGCTGCCAACAATATTAGAGGAATTGCTTTCATTAGAATTTCCTGATGATTTTTAACATATTTATAAAGGATAATATGAATTATAAGATGTTTCCTCCAACTCCTAAAGAATTATATTCTAAGTTGAAGAGTTCAGCAAAAAAGAGGGGAATTGATTTTGATTTAACAGTGCACGATTTGTATTGTATGGATTTTCCTGTTACTTGTCCAGTATTAGGAATACCATTGAGATGGAATATTGGAGAAGCCAGAGATGACTCATATTCCTTTGATAGGATTGATTCATCTTTGGGATATACTTTTGATAATTTAGAAGTTATTTCTATGAAAGCAAATAGAGCAAAGAACAATTTATCTGAAGAAGAGATGAAAAAGTTTTGTTTATATTATAGTTGATTTACTATAAGATTGCATTTTTTAAGAAATTCCACCCCCGATTGGTCACGATATTCGTTTTTATAGAAAACTTGAGTAATACCAGAACCGTATATTAACTTTGCACAATCTATACACGGAGCATGAGTAAGAAACATAACTGAATCCATACCTGATTCATTACTTCTGGCTAACTTCATTATAGCATTTGCTTCCGCATGGATTACTTCAGGTTTGGTTTTGTTGTTTTCATCTTCACAATTATTATCCCAACCTGCAGGACTTCCATTATATCCAATACTTATTATTCTATTATCTTTCACTACAATTGCACCAACTTGTAACCTTTTTGCATAACTCATTTTAGAAACAGTTTCGGCTATTTCCATATACATATTTTGAAATTTAGGTTTCAATGTAATGTCTCCTCACCTCTCATATTATCAGTCATCTTTGTAACAAATTGTTTAACAGCAACCTCAGCAATTATATTAGCAAAGTTCTCAAGGAGTTCATCAAGATCCATATCATCTGGAACTTCCATTGTATGGTCATCATTAACAATAAATCCAGCAGATTCAGCAAATTCTTCTAACCAATCATAATCTTGTTCATCAATCATATTTCAATCCTTAAGGTTTATTCTATTTTATCCAAGTTCAGGTAGAATGCTTATAATTAATGCTATTGCAGTTGCTACCCAATACTCGGTTGGTATTGGTGCTTCCGCTACTCTAATATGATTTAATAAAAGTAACAAAAGCAAGTACCAACCTAATTTACTGTCCATTTAAATATCAAATCCTTTTCTTATATATGTGGAATAAATAGCCATACAAGTTGCTCCTAAAATAAGTAGAATCCATATTGGACCCATTACAGATACAACTATGATTCTTAATATTGTTTCAAAATCTACTTCTCTAAAACCATCAACACCCCATACCAATAATGTTAAAGTAATAAGTCCAATCAAATACCAAGCTACAATGTATGTTATCATTTTAAATCATCCTCTGCAAAATCAGTATTAACTTCTGATATAAATCTTTCAATAAATCCTAATGCTTCTTGAATATCATCATCAGTCGCTTCAGGGTATAATGACATCAATTTACCTTCACCAAAAGATAATAATTCTTTGTATGTAAAAGTTTTGGATTCAGAAACATGCCACAAAGATAATGCTTGTTCCTCTTTCTTTGAATCATCTCTACTAGCATTGTAAAATGAATACCAGTTACTATCTGACCACCTTGAATATGACATTTTATTACCTCCTCATTCTAGCAATATCAGTAGCATCTTGTTGGCTAAAGATAGGTTGTAAACAGGATTTATGTAACACACCAATACCAATTAATTTATCACCAGTGTATTTGGTTGTTTCTATTTTACTTGTAGAACCTTTATTAGTTTGCAAAGATTCGATAAATTTGGTTTCTCTTACAACAGGTTTACTAGGATTAAATTCTTTGAACTTTTGTTTAGATTGTTTTTGATAAGGATTGATACCAAGTTTCTTTAGATGTTCTTGGTATTTTAATTCTTCTGCTTGCCATCCTGGCTTCCTTTTAGGTTTACTTTTTGGTATCTTTGCATATATCATAATTTACTCTTTGAAATACTGTTAAAAGATTTACTAATGCATATTTTGGACTAACAACACCAACAAGTATAATTGCTAATCCAAATACTACAATAAAGATTCTTTCTAAGAAAAACTTAACAATCGTATTCATTTTTGTAATTTGCACCTTCAATTCTAAGATTAACTACTTCAACAAAATCCCTTAATCTTGCTATATGGTAACTAAGACTATTGGTATCTATTTTTTTATAAATTTGCTCCAATAATTCATTGTATACTTTCTTTTCTTCGTTGGTCATTTCATTCATAATTTTGCCCACATCCTTTACTAATTTGTTTCCAAGTTGTATGTAATTTTGCAGATTAGCATCTTCTTCAGGAGTCATTTTCATTCATAATTTTCCTCAAATTCTTTAATAGTTTCTACCCAAGATTTATGCCATATTGCAGGACCACCTCTATCTCTCCACTCAACAACACTACTAAGAGTATCATCAATCAATAAACTATCTGGTCTGGCATAGTATTGCTTCAACTTCTTTCCAGGAACAAATATAGCAGGATATTTGATATCATGTTTATCTAACCAAATTTGTTTTTGGTCGGAAACATTAACAAGATATTTTTCTTTGGCAGTTGATGAAAGTATCTTTATTGTATACTTCGATTCAATACTTTTAAGGAAGGCAATTGCTTCATCAAAATCTGGCATAGGATCCAAATCAGTGAAGTGGTCTTCTTGCACAAAAACATCAAATCTTCGTTTATATTCTAACTTCTCCTTTTTCTTAGAAGGATAATCAACTTCAGGTTCATATTTGAACAATTCAACGAATCGTTTCTTGAAGTCACATAAAACACCATCCATGTCCACATAAATTATTTTAATCATTTTATTTCTCACTTAATTTAATATAATAATTATACTCTAATGGATATGGAAAGTAAAGAATTAATTGTATCTATCTTTTGTTGAAAATGTTAAATCTATCTTTATTGCAGATTCTTTTAACTTCTTTTCTTCACGTTGGAAACTTTCATATGCCCATTTTATTGGATACCAAACACACATAGAAAATAAACTTATTGATATAGATGCTAAAATATAAATTGCAACATACTTGTCAAATGGTGCAGGAACAATTACTATTGAAAAACATATAGCAAAATGAATTGCTAGAAAGATATAGAAATAATTGATGTTTTTAAACATCCACTTTACAAATTTTATTTTATCGGTCATTTTGTTCCTTTGTTGTGAAAAATCTAATTGCTACTATTGGTTCTAATGCATTAAAATGATGAATAGTTCCAGCAGGTATTATAACAAAATCTCCTGCATCCATATGCAGTTCTATCTTAATATTATCAAATTCAAAATAGAATCTACCAGAACCTTTTACTATTAACCTACCTTCATCATCATTATGAGTATGAGGAGATCTAGTAGTTAAAGCAGACATTGTTTTAAATATATCATAATCAACAAAATCATACTTGTAAAACATATCGGTAATGAATGAATCCATATTAAGGATTTCTGTTTGATTATATGATACACCATACTTTTGAAGTTCAGTTTGTATCAACAATGAATTTTTAATAAATTGCTGAAGTTGTTTATCTTTATAAGAATATAAATGAGCCATTAGCAACAACACCCATAAAGATATTTTTTCCTAGAACGCCAATAAGCATACAAAGTTGCTATTATAAAAATACCCATCACAAACATAATCAACAATTCACCAGTCATAAACATTGTAATAAAAAATACAATTGATATCGACAAAACCATTATATCTGTTACTGTTACAAAAAACTTTTTCATTTTGTTTCCTCTTCTAAACTAATGCATTTTGCTACTTTAATTCTTTTGTAATTCCCAAGGTCTGTTTTTTGAATCAATGCTGC